TAGATGAGCTACCTGCTATTGCTGAGCAGTGTGATGTGGGGTTGGTATTGCGGCATGGCCCTGTTGCAGAGTATATGTGTCCCATCAAGTCCTGGGAGTACTTGGGTAGCGGCCTTCGGTTTGTATCTGCAGGTTATGACTACCCCAGCAGTGACTATAATCCGGCTTGTACAATAAGCCCGTCTACAGAATCGCAGGATATAGCGGCGACAATCCGAAATGTGTACGAGCTTATCCCAGAGTTGACTGAAGAGCAGGCGGCAGAGCATACTTGGGATAAGCGGGTAGAAAGAATACTGCTAGACTTGAGGGCGATAAGCTGATGGAACCGATTATTATTGATGGGAAAGCCCTCGAGACACGTAAGCGAATAGACTTTGGGAGTGATTACTACACCGAGGCCGAGCTAGCTGCAATGCCAACAGTGACTGTGGGCAGGTATGTAGCAATGCATCGAAGTGCCAATATAGATTACCATACCCACATAACGATTGGCGATAATGTTGTGATAGCACGCGGTGTTACAATATTGACGCATGATGCGCCTCCGTTACTGTGGGGATTGCCGGATAAGTTTCTTCCTGTAACGATTGGTAGCAATGTATTTATAGGGCAACAGTCCTTCATCCTTAGAGGTGTGACTATAGGCGACAATGTTGTGGTAGGCGCGTGCAGTGTGGTGACAAAAGATATACCGTCAAACACCGTTTGGGCAGGCAATCCTGCGCGGTACATCAAGACTATTGAGGAGTACTTGGCACAGCATGTTGTGTCAAACTAAAGGGGTATTGCATGACAAAAGGGCGCGAACCCGAAAACAGTAGTTGGTACGATACGTTCTATGCTGATGGGGGTTGGGCACGCAATATTCAGGCTGAGGTACAACGTTTGAAGAGCCTTTTGTTCGACAAGATTGACCTAGCCCTAGGGCGGCACGTGATAGATATAGGTTGTGGCATGGGCGTCCAAGCGGAAGCTATCAGGCAGATAGGCTACAAGGTTACCGGTGTGGACTTCTCCGAATCTGGTATAGCGGCAGCCAAGCGGGACTTCCCACAAGTATCGTTTGTCCGGAATGACGCAGCGGACTTGGATTATCGTGATGACCATTTCGATATGGTATTCCTACACGGCATGTCCTGGTATCACTATGAGTTGGACGATGTGTGTCTGCAACGGACGAAAGAGTTCGCGCGTATGGTCAAACCCGGGGGCTACATTGCCCTGTTGATACAGACGGATTTCAGTGGTGGGCGGAATCCCGATAGTGGTGTGCGCTTCAACAAGCTGTCAGCATACAAGCGGATATTCTCCCAGCTTGGCGAAATAGTCCTATGCACCGACTGGGATGGTATTTCTCTGACTGATGACAAGCAGGCAGTCGGCAAGCGGAATATCGTGATAGTTGCACAGAAGCAGGAACCGAAGCCCGAACCGAAGAAGACGCAGACAAAGACGGCAAAGAAACAGAAGAGTATGGTGGATACGGATGATAATAGCCGCTGATGTAGGCGGAGACCTAGCTGCCCTGAAGCGCGTAACCGATAGCAAACGAGACTGGATGGTCTTTGTATCGGCAGACTCCCTCCTAGTCAAGAAGACTGCCGTACCTGTCCTGAGAGCAGCATCGGAAATAGGTGGAGTGATAGATGATAAGAGGGCTAGCCCGTACTTTCTCCGTAAGCTAACAGAGCCGCTCAATACCGGTTGGTGGATAACAAACCTTCTCATGTGTGAAGGGGAGGTCAGGGATAGGGAAGACCTGCATGAGAAGCTACAAGCTAATGTGACCAACGATGTTATCTACCGGATAGGGGACAGTACCGCGCTGCGTGCTATATCTATGGATTCACCTGTAGCGGTAACACCGGGCCTGTTGTATGACCGGATGGGGCCGTGGGAGTTATCTGGCAGGCGGGTATGGATACATGGGGGTTCCGCAGTAGACCAGTGGAGAGTGTTTGCAGAGTTACTGGTGGCAGGTATTGGGGTAGAGGGGATAGTATTCGACAGCGCGTTCTGGCGGAGGAAGGCTGACCAGAGGTGGACAGTCTGCCGCAATATCTACCAGTGGACGCGTGAGTTCCGTAACAAACCGGCTAAGTGTGCGGTGGAAACGTTGAGGAATGTATATGACTTCTGGAGAGAAATCCGCGCCAGCCTCGGTGCAGTTTGACCGGGACGCAAAGACGGGGATGTATGGCTACCCCAGGTGGCCTTACTATGCCCATGAGTGGACTAACACTGTGGTGGGGGCAGTTATCGGTTGTGAATTGATGGGCCATGCCTTCAGTGAAGATGACATGTGGATAACTCCAGAGGTGGCAAGTATCGTCACAGGAGTACCGGCAAGGAACCTGGAGTTGCGCTGTTGGGCCAGACATTGCGGTATGCGGCAAGCTTGGACATGGTCGCATATCTACAAGGTGCAGACTGAAATCTACCTGTACCTACCCGAGCTAATGGTACACTGTCAGGATGTTCTAAGCGTTCACTCGCGACACTACCTGAATGTGGTGCGGCAAATATTCACTGACAACATGCAGAGGCGGCACAAGGTACTGAAGCGTACACGGTCAGAGTTCCGTGGCCTCAGTCTGGCCTCCCACAAGCTGGAGGACATACTGGAAATGTCGGGAAAGATAAAGTTCAAGCGTGTGTTTGGTAAGGCTTACCCGTACTCCGAAATGGGCACCATGTTAGAGCGCGGCCCCCTGGGAGTAGCATACGCAGAACTGACAGGAGGTTACCCCCATGTCCCGCCACGATGATTTGTTTACAGAAGAGCAGGTAGAACGTGCTAAGGGGAACCTTGCACGTTTGGCTGACCTAGCTAAGCGCATGAACGACTTGCCTGCCGACAAGGAAGAGTCTCGTGAGTTAGTAGTGTCTAGTGTGATACGGGAGTCCCGGTCACTGGCCCGGACTATGGCATGTGGTAATCTTACTGAGACGCAAGCTGCTGTTGCTATCATGTTGGGGCGGGGGCTACTGTACCAAGAGGCAGCTAATGCACTGGACATAGACGAAATGGACATACACGAGTGGAATACTACGGTGCCTGACTTCCGTAGGTGGGTGAAATACTTCCGCAAGATAATGCAGGAAGAACAGTGGGGATATGCTGTACGGGAGTTGCAGGCATTGGCTGACCGCAGTGATGATGACCGCACGTTGATGCGGCTTATTGAGACACGTTTGAAGATAGCCTCTAAGCCGGATGAGGAGGAGCGGTTTGAGCGGGAACTTGCGTTGAAGAGGCGTGCCCAGGAAATGCGGGAGACAGAGACTGCGCAGCGCATCAAGCGTTCGTTTGATTTACCTCCCCGTGCGGTCATGCTGGATGTAGTAGACGGTGATGTAGAAGACGCAGAAGACGAGGAAGCCGCAGGAGCGGAAGATAATGACGAGTAAGGGGTATGGTCATCTTTTGTCTAGAACTCGCTTAGAACGCTTCCTCGTGCCAGCAATCGGTATTGTGTGTGCTACAAGCAATTGGTAGCGTAATCAGGGGTGTGTGTTATCCCACCTCTGTCGAGACCCCCGCTTGCCTCCCTCAGGCGGGGGTTTCATTTTGCCTGCCTCCAGAACACGGGGCTTGCAATTGTGAACAGTATGTGGTATAATGTCACCAAATGTTGGATAAACAGTTACAGAAGAATAGAATACTTGTACCTTTCCGTAACGAAGGTGCAGTTATCCCCAAGTCACTCTTCAAGAACTATGGGCGTGTTCTGCTGCCTGAGAAATGGACACGTGGTGATTGGAAGGCATTGCCTAAGGACGGGAAGATATTCCTCTATCGGTGCATAGCAGACTTTGGCTTCTGGTTCAGGTGGATATTCCTCCCCCACAAGGCGGCTATGGAAGAGGGCATGACCGAAGAAGAGTTGAACACAATCTACAGTGACGGGCTGCCTGCGTTCATGACCGAGTACTTCTCCGACATACAGGCTGCCTGTCCCATGACTCTACTTGCTTCCGAAGACAAGCCGAAGCACAGTGACAAGTGGCGCATGTGTAGAGTGTTTGGCACCGGCATGTTCAAGTCCACAATCACCTGTGAAGCTTGGCCGCTGTACCTGATAGGGCTGAACCCGAACGTTAGCATACTGTTGGCCGTACGCACGAAGGACAAAGCGGAACGGTTCATAGATGTGGCCAAGAGTCACATTACCCGTAACGAACAGTTCCAGTGGGTACATGGTACGTTGCGGCCCAGTGATGGCAAGTGGCGTGGGGACTGCATTGTAGTAGAGCGGCATCAGGACAGGGTATCCCCTACTCTTGAAATAGCAGGCTACGAAGGTGCTATCGAGGGTATGCGGTATGACATAATCATAGGCGATGACTTGGCTGATGTGACTAATACCCGTACAGAGGAAGCCTGCAACAAGCTGGTGGAGTGGGTAGACGAACCGTTATATAGCAGGTTGAATCCCAGACGGCGTATGTTCATGCTGATAGGTACTCCCCACAATGCTAATGACCTGTATGCCAAGAAGAAGAAGGAAGCGCAGATAGAAGGCACGTGGGACTACAAAGAGGTTCCGCTAGTACGGGCGGGTACATGGCCTCCGAAGAAGAAAGACCCGAATGGGCCGCTGAGTGTTGAGAACCTTATCATACCGGAAGACATTGAGAGTGCATGGCCGCAGTGGTGGACGGTAGAGCATATTATCGAGGACTATGTGAACAGTCCTTCTGCGTTTGCCAGGACACGGATGTGTCAGGTACGCGACCCGGATAGCAAGTGGTTCCCGATGCACGTAGTGGAGGCGGCCAAGGCTGATGGTGGGATGCGGGATGACCATGAGCATGTCAAGCCGATACTATCGAGGTGGCCAGTCCAAGGGGGCATACCTACAGAAGGTACTGTGTTGTGGGATATGTACCACGGTGCAGGCTTTGATATAGACAGCATGTTACGTGTCATATCGGTAGACCTTGCGGCTACTGACCCGCGACCGGGTGCTGACCCCGACTACACTGTGTTTCAACTGTGGGGGCATGACCGGAACACACAGGCGCGGATTATCCTCAACCAGTTACGCAGGCAGACTGGCGACCCCAAAGTGATAGAGCAGAGCCTCCGAGAATGGGTACAAGCTTACCATCCGCACAAGCTACTGGTAGAAGCTAATGCAGTGGACAAGCTATATGCACGAAGCCTGCAGGAGGTAGTCGGTTGCCCCGTAGTGGTACGAGAGTGGAAGATGAACAAGTCAGACGAAATCCGTGCCTTCCGTGACCTTGTGGCCAGTGGTTTGGCTTGGATACCCTGGGCGCGGGACAACATGGCTACCCGCAACGTGTTTGAGTCGTTTGTGGCAGAGCTACACCAGTGGCCGGATACGGTACATGACGACACTTTGACTGCAGCGGTACATGCCTACACTGAAATGCGAGGTGGCGGGGGCAGTGCTACTGCACGTATCATAGGCGGTCATGAGCAGCTTTCAAGCATGGCACACCATGAAGTGGACATGAGTTTGGAAACACAAGGCAAGCCACGGGTATTTACTCTGACGCCACAGAAGAACGAACTGCTGCGGAAGGGTAACTCCGGCTTGAGAGAGTTAGTTAGTGCGAGGAGACGAGGGGGCATACTGAATGTCAAACGATAGCATAGACTTAGTGACGCGTGATGGTGTGCCTGTTGAGGGGCGTGTTATCAGCATGTCCCGTGGCAGCTATGATTCCCATTTGATGGGACACCTGGCATTGCTGGGCAGGATAACAGGTAGGGCGGCTAATTCTCTTTACAATGATGCCACCTTCTACAACAACTACAATCGTGAGCGGGTAACAATAGCACCGCCTATTCCCCTATCGTACTACATTTCACTGTACCGTAATGACCCCATACAGAAGGCTTGTGTTGACGCCAAGGTAGCGTGCGTGACCAGTCAAGGGTATAAGATACGGCCCCGTCGAGAAATGGCATTGGTGGACAACTCTACTGCTACTGCTTACGGTGAAGAAGACCATGACCCTGATGAGCAGCAGAAGGCAGCGGTGATAGGGCTACTGGACGCAGGACTACCCGACTACCCGTTAGTCCAGACACTGCACGAGTTGTGGCTTGATGTGGAAAGCACCGGCAATGGCTATCTGGAATTGACACGCAACGGTATGGGGGAGTTAGACGGTATCTACCCGGTCAAGTCTGCTACAATCGAAATAGTGGCAGGTGGGGACGGGTACATGCAGCATAGGGGGGGCAAGGCACGCTTCTTTGCTAAGTACACTGGTGAAGGTGGCCAAGCAGTAGCACTACGAGCGCAGAAGACAAGCTTTACACGGCCCGGGAAGCAAGGTGTGCCTAGGGAAATGTTGAGTGTCCCTGTAGAGTGGGGCAACACCACAACCCTTATGCGCTCCTACAATCAGGCTGCCCGACAACTAATGGACAAGCCTGCCGATGGGGATACTGCGGTTACCCCGGTAAACGAAATCATGATGTTCAAGAAGCCGACACCGTTGGACACACCGTATGGGGAACCCGACATAGTAGCAGCGGTTTACGATGCGCTAGGTTCGGAGAGTGCGGCCCTGTTCAACCTCAACTACTTTGAGAACGCAACAATCCCTAGGCTTGTCATCATAATTGAGGGCGGCCAGATGTCGTCCAAGGTGGAAGAGCAGATACGTAGCTGGGTAGCAGAACAGTCGGCCCCAGATGTACTCAACCAAGTCCTGCTAATCGAGAACCCCGATGCTTCCACCAAGATACGCATAGAACCTTTGGGGGTATCCGAGCTACGTGATGCTGGCTTCCTGGAATACAGAGAACACTGCGCGGCCCATATTATGACTGCCAACCGGACACCTGCTTCGATAATCGGGTATGCGTCCAGCGATGCACGTTCGGCCAGTGTGGAGGCTAACCTGCGCTTCTTTGGTACAGTGGTCAGGCCCGGGCAGCGGCTACTGGAGTCGAGGTTCAACTATCTGTTTGAGCAGGAGAGGGGGGTAAAGGACTGGGTACTGGAGCTGGCCATGCCGGAGTTAGTCAGTCCGTTGGAGAGGGCGCAGTTCTTCGATACCCTGATTAGCCGAGGTGTAGTCACAGTAAATGATGTACGCAGGTTTTTCGGTATGCACCCGGTAGAGGGCGGAGACGAACCGTTCATACAGGTAGTGGGGCAAGGTGCGGTGCCTATCAAGTTTCTCGACAGAATAGTGGAAGCCAACATGAACACGAGTGGCAATCCGCTAATCGCTACCAGTGGGATGCAGACTCCTTCTGATGATGCGCCCGTAGCGAACCTGCCACAGGAAGCACAAGGCAGAGCAGGGGTACATGTAGATGCGCTGAGAAATCTTAGCCCGGGTGACCAGAACATGACCGTCATGATGATGGAGCAGCTAGGGGTAGACCCGAAGCTAGTACAGAAGTTACCGGGTGGGGGAGTAGATTCAGCGGTGAACAAGTCCATATAGTTTGTGACTTTAGTCACAGTTTAGAAACAAAGCTTGCAATGTTTTCGCAGATGTGGTATAATGGCAACTAGTAACGGTGTGTGGAGGTAGACATGGACGAGAAGACTGACAAGCCGGAAGAGGTTGTAGAGGAACCGATTGCTGAACCGAAGCAGCCGGGAGCGGATGAACAGGCGCCGAAGAAACCGGTAGTCCCCAAGCTACTACCTGAAATAGTCGAACCGAAGACAGGTGGCTTTCGGTTCCCGTTGGACTAGGAGGACAGTCATGGCGGAGAAGCCCGAGAAGAAGACAGTAGGTGGGTTCGAGTTCTATGCTTCGCTATCAGCTCCTGAGGATTCCGACAAGAAGCAGCCCTACCGTATCCGGGGGCTAGCTTCCAGTACTATGATGGACGACTACAACAGTATCATCACCGAAGAAGCCATTAGTACAATGGCCATGACCAAGCATATCCCCCTAACGGTGGGGGCTGACCACTGGGACGGGATTGCGAACGTACTGGGGATTATTGGTTGGGCTAAGCCAGTAGTGTCAGAGAAGCGGTCGGAGTTTGTTATTGACGGTTATCTGAAACCCGACCATCCCTATGCGGCTTCTTTGTATGCTGACATCAAGGCTTTCCCGGGCGAGGTCAAGCTTTCGATAGGCGGCTATGTCCCGTTTGACGGCGCGGTGGAGGAGTATGACAGCGACCTTGAGCAGTTTGTGACATACATCAACGAGTTCCACCTTGACCACATCTTTGTATGCAGGGCGGATACTGCAGTCAATCAGGATACTTGGATAGAGGTAGATGAGAGTGGGGCTTCTGATTCGGGGACGGGCCGCAGTACTGTTGACCGCCATGACTGGGGTAAGGTACTCTTCCGCGCCAGTTCCGAGGTAGTCAAGTCCCGAAACAAAAAGGAGAAGAGGGCTGATATGGAAGGCACTGATGAACAGAAAGGTTTTCTAGCCGGACTGGGCCAGATGATAGCCGCCTATGCAAAGGGTGAATTGAGTGGGAGAAGCGAAGCCGCAGCCAAGGACGGTACTCAAGAAGGTACTCAGGAAGGTACTGAGGCGGCAGCTACTCAAGCAGGCGCGGCGTCTGGTGAAGAAGCTGGAAAAGTAGAACCGGAAGCGAAGCCCGATGCACCGGCGGCCAAACCCGTAGAGGAACCTGCCAAGGAGACTACAAGTGATGCTATTGCGGAACAAGTGTTATCTGGCGTTACCTCAGCAATAGACAAGCTGGAGAAGTCCTTGGGCGAAAGTGTGGCCGACATCAACAAGCGGGTAGCAGCAATGGAGAAGAGTATGACAGAAGAAGATAAGCCGGAAGCGAAGGCAGATGACACGGCCCCTGCAGCCAAGGAAGAACCCGTAGCAGCGGAACCTGCCGATACGAAGCCCGTAGAAGGTAAGGCAGCGGACGCACCACCAGAGCAGTCTGACATTGCCAAGCTGGTAGAGGAGGCAGTAGCGGCCAAGTACGAGGGGCTTGAGGAAGCATTAGACGAACACCTTGGCGTTATCTATGGTCAGATAAAGGACATTCTGGGCAAGCTGGAAGTGTCCATGAAGGCCCGGGGCCGTAGCAGCCAAGTACCGATAGCTGGGGAACCCGCCTCCCTACAGGATAACGATACCACGAAAACGAGCAGCGTTGCAACTATCATATCTGACATTCCTGCGTTAGACACCAAAGCTTAGTGGAGGCTACAATGCTACCATCACCGGAAGCGTACCTGAAGGGCACGGGGGGAACCCCCAGCAAGGGCAGCGGGATGGGCGACTTCATAGGCCGCTCATTCGGTTCGTCTACAAACGAAAACTACAAGGGGCCGTATGTATCAATCAAGAACGAGTCACTGGATGAGTTCATCCGTCTTGTTATTGACGAGACAACTATCCTCAACCAGGTGGCTACCGTCCAGCTACGGGGCGATAACCTCGAGCTGCCGAACGTCAACATCGCACCGGGCCAGATGGCAGGCGGCCTTGGCAAGATGGAACCCATTGACGGCACCGCGAACGCTCAGTTCGTGAAGCCTACCTATGGGGGCCGGACGCTAACGGTCAAGCCGTTCGACCTGCGCTACAAGTATGAGGAGACCAACTTCCCACGTATCAACATTGAGCGTGAGGGTATGCGTTCAACTATTGACGAGCTAATGCGCCGGTATATCGGCAACGAGACCGAGCGGATTTCGCTCAACTCTCGCACTAGTGGTATCAAGCATACCTCCTGGGTTGATTTCAACACGGGCAACATGACCACCACAGACGGTTGGTTTGCGAAGGCCCTCAGTGGTGCCCATATTCTCAACGTAGACCCGGCAGGTACGACACCGTACTATGTGCAGCCGAACCTGTTCAAGTCTATGTGGCAATTGCTGCCGACCAAGTGGCATGCGCGCAAGGACGAGTTCGTGTTCTTCGTGGCGTCCAACGTCGAGGTGGAGTACAATGCGTTCTTCTCGGGGCGGCAGACGGCCCTCGGCGACCAAGCGTTGGTCTCCGGTGCGCGGACTGCTTGGAGTGGCATTCCTCTATCGCCTATTCCTTCCATCCCAGTGGATGAGCGGCATGTCACTGCTATCCGCCCCGACACTGGCAGCACCGAGGTTAGTTTGACCGGGCCGGACTATGGTATTGACCAGAAGTATAGTTGGTCAATCAACTCGCAAGGCGAAGGCTACCAGACCTCCGATACTGAGCTATACACGTGGGTAATGCTGGCGCGACCTGCCAACCTTGTTCTGGGCTACGGGCCTGAGTTCAAGGTTTCCCGCGTCCTGGATAACTCCGCCAAGTTTAGCTGGTACAACTTCTGGGGCCAGTTCGGTGTCGAGTTCTTCAACATTGATGAGGTTGTGCTGGCCATCAACGTGACACCGACCATTGACCCTGGCGACGATGACGAGGGCTTGTCCAGCTAGCCCCTCCTCCCCACCCGAGGGGGGTAGTGGTTACTGCTGCCCCCCTCTACCGAAAGTATAAGCATAGGAGAAGAAGATATGTCAGAGAAGAAAGAAACTACCGGCGGGGTACTTGTCATACCAGACGACAAAAACCACCCAGCTTCGTTTTCGTATGTATCGCCACGGGAACGCAAAATAACACGCGACCCGCGCACAGGCCGACAGATTGTCCAACCGGTTGTGTACACGTTCCAGAGAGGCCGCCCAGCACGTGTGGAGAACGAGAGGGACTTTCAGGACTTGCTACAGGAACAAGCTTACATGACTGATGGTCGGGGCTTTGTCCCCATGTTTGAGCGGGTAGTAGCATCCCGTGGGCCGGGCAGAGTGGAAGCGGAACAGAAGGTTACCGGCCTGCTTATGCAGTTCCTAGCGCACCACAACATAGACCTGGATAGCTTGGTCAAGTCCGCCAGTGGGGAAACAAGCAAGGCTATCCCGGAGGAAGCCGATGCAGGTGATAACCAGAGCGTCTGAGCATATTGTCAGTGGTGCCCTCGAGGAACGGTACTGCACGATAGCTGATGTGCGGCACGAGTTACGGGGAGTAGCCATAGACAATCCGACTAACAATCAGGACTTGGGCGCGTGGCTATCGAGTACCGAACGAAACGATGTCCTACTACGCGCACTAATAGATGCGCGTATGTGGATAGATGACAAGACCAAACGGGACTTTGATTACCACAAAGATGTCATGGTGGCCGTGGACGGTTCGGGGGAAGATGTGCTGAACTTGGCGGGGTACGGTTTCCTCCCATTGTACAAAATATCGTTTCTGGAAGTGGATGGCAGGACACACCGGCCCGATAACTTTGCTTTGTACCCGTCTACCGGGCGTGTCAAGGCGAAGAGTTTTGGCCAGGCTTCCCGTTACGCTTCTCGTGGGGGGGCAGCTTTCCCGATAGGTGCGCAGAATGTGGTGCTGACCCTGACATGGGGCTACCAGCATTTGCCACGGGACATAGTGGTTGCCCAGGCGCGGAAAGCTGCAGCGTTAGTGCTAGACCAGTTGGAGAGGGCTGACCTGTCTACAGGTGATGTCAGTCCTGGGTTCAGGGAAGTCAACTATGGTGATGTGAAGATACGCATGGGCGACTATGGCAGGTATGGGTTATCTATCCGGCGGTTGGAAGAGCAGGCCATCGAAACGTGTCTGCGTTACCGGATACCGTTGGTGGAGTCCGCACGCGCTATGTACAGGGGCAAGCCTTCTCAGCCCGGGGGTTGATGTAGGTGCTTTGGACTGACCTTGTAAGAATATACCGATGCGGGTTCACACAGAGGCATGACCTTAGCCTAGCCTTGGATGATACTGACATATACGGTGAGGATGTCTGGGGCAGGCTGCTACCTGATGATGATGTGGTACTGGTGCCAAATGAGTGGGGCATAGTAGGTGGCAGCGGGAAGATAGCCTTGCCTGTACAGTATGATGTAAGCCCCGGGTACATACTGTGGATAAAGGATACTGTTGTGTATGATGGGGCGCGGGTAGAGGTGGCGGCTGCTTTGACCGATGATGTGGTGGCCGGTGCTACTACTCTACCTGTAGATACCATAGTCGGGTTCAACGATGGTGCCATAGTTACTGTACATAGTCAGGGCAAGCGGCACCGGGGTAAGCTTCGGTACGCAACGGGTTCGGAGTTAGTTCTGTACAAGGAAGACCAGTTGCGTGAGGGTTTCAACACAGGCGACACGATTTCTTCTGGTAGGTACTGGCGGGTAACGGGCCGGAAGAACCCGGGTCAGTGGGGGCATATACAGGAATTGTCAGTGGTAGAAATACCGTTTGGGGCGGTTAGTGTATGAGGCCTGCCTACAGCCTGACGATAGAAGAGGGCATCAGGAACCTCTGTCTGGGGCGTAGCCTGCTGAAGCGGGATATAGCCGTAGGGGACAAGCTGATACCTGTAGGCATGACCTTTGGGGCAGACAACGCTTATGCTTGCCCGGGTGGGCTACTGTTTTATAACAACTCACTGGGCACCTACTGTAACGCTACCCTTGTCCAGCCGGGTGAATCTAATACCCCAGGGGATATAGCCTACAGTGAGAAAGTCGCATTGGACTGGTCGCAGATGTCCACCAAGCATTATGACCTGTACTCTACTACTGAGGTGGCGCACAAGTACACTGTGGCAGCAGGTGCGTATCTGGAGTTAGACCCTGTACCCGATATATGCCAGAAGCTACGTATGATAGAAGAGGATTTCCTTGCTATCGGGATAGAACCTGCGGACAACTGGTTCCCGGGTATTCTGGTCATATCTATGGGTTCTACCCGCAGGCAGGCTACTAACGCATACTGTATAGATACCGAGGGGTTTATTATCCGCTATGCTGATGTGTTGGTGGGCGGGAAGAAGGCCCTCGATGTGAAGCATGATGTGGAGTTACTGGAAAGCCTGATAAGTGAGGACTACGGGTTAGGTGGCACATGCCAGTGGTCGGAGGTTATGCGGCCAGGAGTGATGTGTCCGACACCGGGGAGAATAGCTTCCCAGAATAGGCTGATAGAAACCTCCTCCCAGTCTAAGATATGCTGGGGGGACATTTACATACAAACACACCGATACCGGATAATTGATAAGAGGCCGCACTTGACTAAGCAACCGGAACCTACCCCGTAGAGGAGAGGTGTGTTAGATGAGCTGGAGTAAGTTAGCTACGCCTACGCTGAACAAGCATAGTATATTCATGTTCGCACCGCAGAGTGCAGAGGGGACGCAGGCTACTACTGGCTTTACGTCCATTCCATTCAGTGGCACCCTGGATTTCAACCTTCAGGGCAACATGGAGGCCTTTGAGCAGTCTGACGGTGTGGAGTACCTTCACCATTTTTACACTGCAGGCGCATGGTTTGAGGGCAGTGTACCGTTGGTATTGTCCCCTGAGGGCGGTTCCTTTACCAACCTTATCAACTGGATTACGGAACGTGATGACGATAACCAAGCATCGTTCTGTACTGTCTGGATTGTTGATGACAACATGGAACGGGGCGCGGTAGATGTCAAGGTGACTGAGGCGACTATATCCCTACGCAAGGGGGAACCGGTTACGTTTGGTATCACTCTGCGCGGCAAGAAGCCTACAGAGGGCGAGGCACCTACCACTGTTACGCCGGATACTGGAGGCCCATACCTGTGGAGTGACGGTACGGTGTCAACGGGTAACTATGGCAGCAGCACCTCCGAAGACGAGAACATAGAGTCACTGGAAATCCGCATTGACAATGGCGTTGATGATGGTGCCGAGGGCCTGCGCTTGAGTAGCGGTGTGTACCCCATCCGATTGTACAACCTGAATGACATGGAGGTCACCGGTTCGTTTGAACGGGACTACATTGTTGCACAGAGCGGTGGGGGCGCAGCCTTCTACAATGCGTTTGTAAGCCAGGTGGAAAACTCATTCAGCACTACCAGTGATGCTGCTTTGGATGTAACGTTGACGCGGAATGGTAGCAGCTTGTCCCTGAGTATGCCGAGGCTGAAGTTCACTGATGTGTCGCAGCCGCTAGAGGGTTCGAACCGAGGCCGAGTTATTCAGACGGTGGAGTTCAGGGCGATAGCTTCTCCGGGTTCGCTGAACGATTGGACTGCACCGATAACCATTACCGCTACTGGCGGGTATAGCTAGGCAAGGTAGGTATCGAAAGGGGTTCGGTATGGCTGAAAACGATAGTGGTATCAAACAGTATGCGACGTATACGACAGAGGACATTGGTCTGGCCACAGTCCTGTTGTGTCAGCCCGGGTTCTTCATCGTAGGGGTTATCCCGCAGAAGCCGAAGACTGAGGGCATGACCAAGCCCTGGTGTCGGGTAGAAGTGGGAGGGCCGGACATGGAACGGTTGTGTGAGGTTACTGACGAATACAATAGCAACCGTGAGGGGGTTATGGTGCCCTCCAAGCTGTATGAGGAGAAGCGTCGGGTTGTCATGGGCGCATTGCAAACCGCACAAAGAGTAGACTAGAACAGGATAGGGGAAATGGCCATGAGTACCGAAAAGAGCGATATTATCAGAGAGTTGGCCCTGCGCACTACCTGGCAGGAGACGGAGGAGTTACCCCTGATGGTGTATGACATTGACGATGACGGCAACGATGTCGAGTTGGACGCATCTGATGGGGGCAAGTACTGGCTGAAGTTCCGTGATGCGTCAGGGCAGCAGAAGGTTACGCTGCAGACTAACCTCCACAGAGAACTGACCCGGGTAGACCATGAGGGCAAAGAGTACACTGAGCGTTCCTACAATCCCGTTGGCTTTATCGAGGAAATGCTGCGCACTGGAGTGTTGGCAGGTGGCGTGGTACCCGCTGTTGATGAGGCGACGGGCAACATTGTTGACTATACAATCACATCGAAGAACCGTTCCCAGTTCGTGCGTATGCTGCCTGACAAGATGCTTACTGCAATTGTGGGCATGGCCATACGGTTTCTCTACTCAGAGATACTTGAGCAGGTAGTTGATGACTCAAAAAACTTGCCAGACAAGTCGGGTTCGAGCGAGGACGAGACAGAGAACCCGACTACGAAGCAATCCTCCAAGGTATCGAAGGAGGAGTCAGGCAGTCTGTTGTAGAGAAGCAGGTTGCCATACCTCCTTTGCCGGAGACGCATCCCATGTTCCGGAATGAGGTCGGATGGGTAGACCAGGCTAAGTATGCGGCGTATCTGGCATCAGTCAAGCCGGTGCAGGTGGTACGGGAAACAGAGACCAAGCTAACCGACTATGGCCACATGCTGCTTCTGTTTGTTATCGGGCTGATACGGGAGGCCAGTCATATACAGGAGTTCCACCTGTTACCGACAGATGACCCGATAGGTAGGCAGGCATGGTGGCGGGTAGATATATGGGAGGCTTACTGGTCGGGCCACGCAAACGGGATGCGAGTAAAGCATGACTTGAAACAGAAGGCGTAAGGGGGTAGTCGGTATGCTGAAGTTCAGTTGGAATGAGACTGCCCTCGAGTTTATTCACCGGACGTTCCCCGCTTTTCCTGATGCGCTGCAGGAGACCGGGGAGCGTTTTGTTCATGACATCTTCACCGACTATGTGTTGCCTGCAGTGAAAGACAAGGTGCCCGTGTTCAGCGGTGACATGCGGAAGGATATGGACTTTACCCCGATAGGTTCTGGGGATGGTCATGCTTACTGGTGGTTGGGGGAGAGTGGGAAGCTTGCTATTGGTGCTGAGGACACGCACAAGCATCCTGCACCGTATAGCTATCCTTTGGCGCAACATGATGGGGCAGAGGGCCATTTGGTGCAATTGTACGCTACTAACAGCTATTCCCGTAAGAAACTACGCAGGTGGGTACGGGAGAAGATGTTTGCAGCCCTGCCTGAGAGTAAAGACGAAGCAGAGTTGATGAGGGCCAGTGGGGAGTATGTCCCGCTGAGTGTGTGGGTAACACCGGCGAACCCGTATGACGCTACCAGTGGGTACTTTCTATACAAGCGGTTTGGTGCGTTGCCTGTGTACATAGCGTCTGGTGCCAAGTCAGTGATACGGAGTATAGCGGGTAGCCTCGGGCGGTTCTGGAGGTAGCAGGTATGGATTTCAATGCGCAGGCTAAGCTAGGCCTGATGGTAGAGCTTGATACGTCACAAGTCAAGCAGCAGATACCTGAGTTGCAGCGCATGTTAGAGCGTGCGGGTACGGGCAAGTTTGCTTCGCAGGCGACCCGGCCTATTCAGGAGTTGGAGAGGGCTACGGGTACGCGTGGGGGCATGACACGGCAGCTAACCGAGGTAGCTACTGCCGCGAATAAGAATGTTGAACTACTGAAGAAGGCGACACAGGCTACCGGTACACTGGCGCAGGAACAGTTGAAGACAGTGGGGTTGTACACTACCGCCTCCAGTCAATTGAAGAAGGCTTCTACTGATATTGCTGATGGGGCGAAGGCTGTCTCGGAGAAGTACAAAGGTGCGGCCAGTACAATAGCCCTTGCGCATAAGGCGATGCGGTTGGAAGCTACTCTGTTTGAGCGGCTGCAGACACCTACCAAGCATTATGGGGCGAAGGCTGACGAAATAGCTGCATGGCACCGCAGCCTTGTGGACACGTTGAAGGGTGCGGAGGCAGACGAGGCTGACTTTGTGCAGGCGCACTCCACCTTTGTATCGTCCATCAACAAGATTAGCAACGTGCGTGAGCGGGAGGCGCGGAGGGCTGCTAAGACAGAGCTTGACTTGACCAAGCGGTTGATACAGGCGCAACAGATGCGGGAGAGGGGCGGTACTGGCTACTCGACACTGGGGGCGTATCAGACAGAGTTTGGGGCGACCCAGACGCGTTCGCAGTCGGTACTTGAGGGGTTGGGACTATCGTCGGAGGAGGTGCAGAGTTCTCTTCGGCAGCAGGAGGACGCGTTCAGGATACACTACGCGCGGTTAGAGCAGATGCGGGAACAGTCGGGGCATAGGCAGGCGGCAGAACATACCCGTGCGTTGGCGGATAACTTGCGGCGGGATGAGAACGCACAACGCAGGGCGGTTGCCATAGCACGTGAACGGGACAAACGTTTGCGTGAAACACAAAAATTGCAAATGCACGAACGTGGCGGCTCCCTGTCTATGTTGCTGAATAGGTTCGAGGAAGAACACCGTGACCAGATTGCCGATACACGAAGGCTGCTTGCCGAGACGGGAGTGCCCGAATCCGAAATACGGGTACAGTTGGATAGGCAAAAATTAGCACACATTGCGCATATAGAGGAGCTACGCCGGATATACAAGCGTCTTCCGTGGGCCAAGCGATGGGCCCCCTTCCTGAAGGTAGATACTACTTCCCTCACCCGGGCTGCAAATGTCATGCGTGTCATTGCCGGTGGGGCCAAGCGTGTATGGGATACCCTAAAGAACTGGAAGAACGCTATCCTGCATACCTACTGGACTGCGCTATCCTTCCTGTATGCTATTCGTAACGTGATGCGGCCCATGCGCACTATCCTGCAGACGGCCCAGACGATTATGCGGACACTGAGGAGTGCGGGGAAGAGCTTCTTCTCCAGTATCGCGGATGCTGCCGGTGATGTCCAGCAGATGAGGGGCCGCATGTCCGTACTGTTCGGGCAGATGACTGGTGAGTCAATCCGCACTGCAATGGATGAGGCTATCGGTAAGCCCTTTGACTGGACAGACATTATTCGCGGTATGCAGAGGGCTATGGCGATGGGCCTGCAGGATATTGGCAGGCACATGCTTGACCCGGTGACGAAGCTGGGGTTGGACTTGGCGGCTGCTTTCGAGTCGTCTGCCGAAGATGCTGCTATGGCCATCATGCAGGCTACGTATGGTTCGTGGCAGCGCATGACCCGTTCCTTTGGGTTTGTGGCAGAGCAGGCAGGCCCGTTCGGGTATACGCACGGGGATAAGAGTGTAACTGGGCTGCAGCGGAACCTGGAAGCTATTCTGGGGATGCTGGAGGCAAGGCTAGGCGGCACCGCTACGAAGATGTCCTATACGTGGAAGGTGTTAGTGTCCAACATGCGGGATATATTCAAGCGGTTTGCACTAGAGCTTGAGCAGGCAGGTGTGTTGGATGTAGTCAACGCGGTGCTGATACATATCAGGGAGGCTTACTACTCCTTCAAGCAGCAGGGGGTTATTGCCAGGTGGGCACAGACACTGGCTTCTGCGTTCAATAAGATAGAGCATCCCCTCGGTTGGTTGGTGGACAGGCTACCTCGTATCATGTCTTCTACCATAGTGTTGATGGAAAAGGGTATCAACAAGATATTCGCTTACTATGAGAAGGCAGGCGGGATGAGTGGTATCCTAGGGAGTATCTTCGAGAAGACTATTGAGTACGGGCCATTGGCTATCCGGTTGTTGGCTACCTACTTCGGGTTTGTCAACAAGATAGGGATAGCTTTGTCTGCTACTGGGGAAGCACTTGTCCGCGTGTTGTCAGTAGTTACCCGTGACCCTGAGCGCAAGGAAATGCTGCTTGATATGGCACAGGACTTGTCTAACGCACGGGAGGAAATGGACAAGGTTGGGAAGGCTTTGGGAGACCAGTCGGAGCGTATGGCCAAGGCTGTAGCCGACACCAACAAGGAGTTTGTGAAGGCTGTTGAGGACATAGAGGCTTCTAACCTGTCTGCTGAGCAGAAGGCGGAGGCGCGGACTAAGCTACAGGGGCAGGCGTTGCGTAGGTTGGCGGAGAGGACGCTAGGTGGGGCGGCTGATGATGTACTGGGGGCATGGGATACAACTCCCGGGTCGAAGGGCGGTTTGGCGGCGGCAAAGCAGTTGGCTATTGATGCTAACCGGGGGCAGACGGAGAAAGACCTTGTCAAGGAAATGGGGCGGGTAGTTGCTAACACGGAGGAGATAGCGGCTAATACAGCGGCTATTCGTTCGTACAGTGAGCTTGATGAGCGGATAAGGCGTAGGGGTGCGGCGTTTGCCCCTGCTGCAGTAGAGATGGGTTGGGGGTTTGGTAGGGGGTTGCCTAAGTTCATGTACGCACCGGGTGGGGGAGGGAAGTTGGGTGCTGATATAGCTAAGCCTGCTGCACAAGAGGCTGCTAAGGCGGCGGGTAGAGCGGTAGGTGGGGCTGCTGGTGCTGCTATTGCGGATGAGGTAGGGAAGACGATAGGGGAGGAGGTAGCTAAGCCTCTGGAACCGCTCAAGGATGTGCTGAAGAAGGCATGGCCTGCTTTGGCTGCGGTAGGCGGTGCGTTGTTCTTTGTTGGCAAGCATATTGTTGATGCAGGGAAGGCAGTATTTGGT